TTTTCTAAATTATTTTAAAAATATTTTTTCTTACTGCATCTTTAGCCCCATCGAGGCGCGTGTTACTGTTGAGGTTTTAGGCTGTTTATCGGTGTCGCGTTTATTCCATGTTACCAACCTTCGCCCAGTATCCCACGCATCTTGAGAGGTCAAACGTATTTTACCGTTTGCAAGCGGCTCAGTCCAATAGTTAAAGAAAGCGTTTAAAAGTTCTTTAGGGTATCTATCCTTGTAAGGTGTCATAGCTTCAATTAAATCTTGCTCGCTCCACTTTTTAAAGTTAGCGTTAGCGTTTACATTAACACTTACACTATCATTAACACTTACACTTACATTAACAGGTTTTTTGGGTTTTGATTTAACCGACTGGGTTTTTTGGGTTTCTTGTAAACCATCTTGGTTTTCTTTTGGTCGTCCACCTTTTAAACCATTAACCCTCGCACGTTCAGCGCGTTCGTTCCACTTTTCTAAATCTCTATCCATAGCGGAGCGAATAAACCCGAAAGCAATAAATAGAGGGTTTGACGGTTCAGGCGTTGCACCTTCGATTTGATATTCAAAAAGCATTCGCATTAATTCTCCGAGTTGCTCATTAGAAAGGTGCTTTAATGTTACCCAGTTATCCGTATAAAGTACAAACGATTTTTTCATAAAATAGAAAGCCCCTTGAAATTTACGGTGGAATCGGCTCGGATACACCTTGCCTCGTAAACCCAAAGGGCGATAAGTTAATTTCGTTTCGTTTAGGATTCCACCTCTAAACGTTTCAAATTTACAAAATTTATTGATTCAAATACTTTTCAATCGTTTCTATACACTCATCTAACCCCGAGCAAAACAATGCTTCGAAACCTGCGTTTTTAAGCCGCGTAAGGACTTCAAATTGTTCGGTTAGGTGTTCATCTTGCTTTAGCGTTCCATCGCGTTTAAACGGGTTAAAATCGCCTTTTTTGATTTCAATGAATAAACCGCTAAACTTTCCACGCGGCGCAGCGATAAACAAATCGGGGTAACCTCTTTGCGGGTTCATGCTTTTATGTACCCTTGCTTGCCCCATACTCATTTTCGTACCAGCGCTAAAGTCAAACCTAAAAAGTATTTCGGGGTGCTTTAAGCTCATGTAACGAGCAATTGCAGAATAAATATCGCTTTCGCGTGGCGGGCGGCGTTTCATCGTTTGTAAATACTATTACAAACTATCATGTATTCAACCCGCCCCTTTAGCTCGGTTGTTTCGTCGTAAAGGTCTATTAAAATGCTTCGATTGTTTTCGTGGTCGTTAAACACCTTACGATATTTAAAACAGCACTCGAGGTATTCGAAGCCGCACGATAAAAGATAGGCGGCTACGTTTTTGTAGGTGTGTCCTATAAACTCTGTGAGGTCGCCGAGGTCGTTAGCGTATGTAAGTGCCTCTTTCGATGATTTGCGCATTGAGTAAATTTATTAAATCAGTTCTTTCAACTTTTAAAAGTATTGCAATCGTATTCGCTGGTATCGTTCCTTTATGCAGCCACCAAAACTCGGCGCACTTAGTTAACTTTTTTTGGTAGCCGATACCCGTTTGAGGCATCCATTTAATAAGGCTATCGAGTTGACTAATTAGCTTTAGGTAATCAAATTTCGTTTGTTTAACGCGTTCCTTCATGGCTCAAGTAGTTAATTATTAAATCCGTTGCACTTGCGATTTCAGCCTCGTTATGGCGGTACAAATACAAGTCGCTAAACTTACCCGACTTTTTAACCTTTGGCGGCACTCCGATATAGTAAAATTGCCGAGGGTCGAAACCCATTAAAAGCGAATACCAAACTGCCTGAACGTGGTTACAATGTGCTACCATATCGGCGGCAAAGACTTTTATATTCTTTGCGCTCGTTGTTTTAACGTCTGCAATGATACCGCGCTCTAACCAGCATAAATCCATCATGCCTTTACCTTCGACCGTTATGCCGCCAACGGTTACCGTGTTTAGGGTAATGTATTCGTGTTCTGACTTGTCAAATAGTTCGCCTAACATTTCAACCGCGTGAATCGCATTATAAACGTTTTGCGTGCTTGGTGGCATAAGGTCATACGGTTGCTCAAGTAAATCGAAATGGAACGCCGCGCCCTCGGTTAGCGCCTTTTGTGCGTAACTTATGTCGCCCGTGTAAAATCGTTTTATTCGGCTTGCGCTTATGGCTGGGTGTTTAATGTATTCGTCGCGTGTCATTGTTCGTAGGTTTCATTATAGTATTGATATGCTTCATCCATACAGTTTAACACCCCTGTTATTGACCGCTTACCTCTTTTTTGTAGATAAGCATCAACTATCTGCTCCTTCTCCATTGCGAGGGATTGTTGAACAATACCCCTAATTATATCCCATTTATCCATTGGAATAAAATCTATCTTTTGGTTTAGTTCATTAACTAACCACTCTACTGCTGTATGCTTTTTAGTTTCCATAGGTGTCGTTGTAATATTGTTCGGCATCTTCATCTGAGCAAGGATGCCTATCTGATTTGTAAGCATCAATTATCTGCTCCTTCTCCATTGCTTTGGCGGTTATAAATGCCTCGGTTATTACTGCGCCGAAATCAATAGTCGGTACATCCTCTTCGTGGTATTTAACAAAAACATCCATCACTTTGTTATACAAATAATCGGTTACTGTTTGCCTTTTCATTAGATTTCCTCCCATTTTTCAACTCGTTTAGAAATCTTATACCCTGCATCCTTAAGCATTTTTATAGCTGTTTCGATGCTTAAAACGCCGTATGTTTGCTTTTCAACTGGCTTAGGGGTAAACTTAATTTCGATTTGTTCGGGCGAATTATCGAGCTTTTTAATTACATCCATTACGCGGTTATAAGATACCGAGCTAAATCTTGTATTAATTAGCCATTTGTTTAGAGCGCATGAGGTATAGCCAGCCATTCGGCTAAACTCAGCTTTAGTTAATTTGTAGCGCTTGCGTGCCGTTTCGATTCGTTCGCATATTTCAGTATGCGTTAATTGTGTGAATGTGTACATAGGTTTTAAGTGTTTAATGTTTGTTATTGTATTGGTGTAATTGTTCATCGGATTACTTGGGTTTTATGTTCGTAAAGCTCAATACCTTCGATGCTATCAACGCCTAACTCCTTCATTGCTTTAGGCAAGCCGTTTAGTAAATCTTCGCGCTTTAGGTTGTTACATGCAAATTGAACCGAAAGCACCTTAAGCCAGTTAACCTCGCCCTTAACACGCGCCTTAATGGTGCTGCGTATGTTTTTGGTTTGGTTGTTTTCTACCGTTGTGGCGTATAGCTTATCGGTAAACGCTGCGATTACATCGCTAACCGCTTCGGCTTCTTTCATGCTTTGCGCGGCTTCGGCTATTAGTTTCTCTTCGGCTGCTTCTTGTTCGGCTTCGAGCCGTTCGTGGTATTCTACCATTCGCTTTTTAGCATCCTCAATAAAATCGAGTAGCGGCGCGGTGGCATCCTTTTCGAGCTTAATGAGTTCCTTTTTGAAATGCTCGAGCGGTGTTGTTACCTCTTTACGGGCGGCTTCGATTGCCTTAACCGCATCGCTTACGTCTTTAACAGCGGCGTTCATTGCGGTGTATTCGCTAACGTTTTGAACTGAGAGCGCTTCGCCGCCGCCCGTGTTGCGTGCTACTATCGATTGCGCGTTTAAAGTTTGAGGCGAATTTATCGCGTGGTATATTTTTTCGATTGGTATTTGTACCTTTGCAAGCGTGTTCATGTATGTTTATTTATTTGGTAAGTTAGAGGGCGGCGCTTTGCCGCCCTTTATCATTTAATCCCACGGCAAGTCGTTAGCCGCTTTTTGCCCGAAAATATCGTCAATGTCGGGTAGGTCTTCAAAGTTTTGAGGCGGCTGCGTTTTAGGTGTAAAATCGTTTTTAAAACTTGCCGTCGTCATTGCTTTGTATTCGTCCGACTCTTTTATTTTATCTTGTAAAAACTCGGGCAGCTTTGCAAATACTTCCTGTTCGTGCGCGGTCGGGGTGTAGGTAAACGCCTCGTTAATCGGTGCTGGACATTCGTAACCCTTCATAAGCGGCGCAAAGCTGATAATGTTTGCGTAGGTGTTTTCGCCTTTGGTAACGTGCGCAACGTTCACCATGCAAGTTTTACCGAGCATCTTAAAAATATCGAGCTTTGAGGCTTCGGAATCAGTTAACTTTTTGCCAAGCCACGCCGATACATCGCGGCGTAATAAAGCCTTTTCGTTCATCGATAGCGTGTAAATGCTGCGAACGTAGTAAGGTTGTTCGCCTTTGCTTTCATCGAATACCGCTTTCTCGGTTGGCAGTTCGAATAGGAATTGGACTTTGCGTTTTTTGCCTGCATAAATACCGCCTTGTTCAGTTGTACCGAGGTCGATAATTTGATAGCAGCGCGCAGGGTATGAGCCTTCGGGTGCGATTTGGCGGTTTGCCGTTCCGCCTACGGGTGCTGTTAAAGCCATTTTAAAAAGTATTAAAGGGTTAAAAATTAAAGATTCTCAGATTCGAACGAGTGTACTAAGTTGCGGTTAATACCGTCAATGACCTCGATAAATAGTTCGCTGAATTTGTTGCGCTCAAGCGGTTCAAATAGCCGATGTTCAACTGGTACGCCTTCGACTTGCTCGCGGTGAAACTTACGCGATAGGTTTGCCGCGCCTGAATCGCAGCGCGTGTAAATTCCTTTCATGCAGCCGTCGTTTACAAGCATCGTCATAACGCCGCTAAGATGGTCGTACAAATAAAATTCTGTGTTTTGGTAATTGCGGAAAATTGTAACTGTGTCCATGTGTATGATTGTTTAAAGGTTTAAAAAGAAAGGGCGGTTATTAGCCGCCCGTTAGGGGTTTATAGTTCTACAAAAATTACTCGTTTGTTATTGTCTACGTTAGACACCCACATATGGTTTGAACCAAATCCAAAATGAAAAGCGGTTGCTAAATCTGTTTGTGAAAATAATTTAGACATAACAACTACGATTTGACCTCGCGTTTCGCAGTCTAAAATTGCGTTTGTGATTTCGCCTATAAATTCTTGGTTTCGGCTTGCTTTGTTTTCGATAATTGCTTTCATGGTGTGAATGTTTAAGTGTGTTTGAATGTTTGATGAGGCAAATGTATAACCTTTATTTGAAATTGCAATACCTTTACAAAAATAAATGCAAAATAATTTATAAAATGCTGATTTACAACGCTCCTAATTTTGCGCCCGTGCGATACCGAAACCAATAAGCGCACCGAAACCGACCTTTGCCGCCGTTGTTTCGTACCATTTTTTGCGCGGTTGCTCTATTACAAAGCTGCGTAGCCCTTCGGCTACCATGTTAGGGTTATCGATTGCAACTCTTACAACGCTTTCACGCTTACGAAACGGGAAAACACCGCGTAAAGTGTCGCCAACCCCTATCGAAATAGTCGCGGGGATGCTTAAACTATCGATTTGAAGGTAGCCGAGTCGGTTAATTTTGCCCGTAATACTAAACCAGCGTTCAAACTTTTGAAATTCACGCGGCAAAACAAGCGCGGGTACGGTGTCATGTATATAAATTGGGTCGCCCAATTGTATTTTAGTCTTAAAAATGGTGCGCGTAACGACCTCGACCGCTGCTTTTGGCTTATCGATTCGCAACTTTTCGGTTAAGTCTTTAAGTTCTGTGATTTGTTGCCCTTGAGTATAAATCGTTAAGGAATCGTTTAGGCGCGTTTTAACGAACTTTTGTTCGATTAGTGTGGTTTGCGCTTGTTCGTGGCACGAACGCACGAATAAGAGGCTTAAAATGGCTAAAAACAGCAATCTTTCAGCCCAAACGTAACTTGGAGATGTATTGGTCGATTCTTTCACGGCATTTAGCTTGTTCGTTTAGTATTGCTTTTGCAACGTTGGGCGGCATTTCGCGCTCGGTTAGATAAATCTTTAGAACTTTAATCAGCCGCTTATCAATTTGCTTATCATTCATATTTGGCGTGTTGCTTTCTTAACTAATACTTTAACTGCTTCATCCAAATTTACAACCGATTCTTCCAACATTCGCAAAAGGTCGGTGCGTTCGCTTTCTGAAATTGCTTTATTGGTGCTTATCAACTTAACCAAACCACTAACCGAAGTTAAAGGTTGCCGTAACTCATGCGAAAGCATAAATCTAAATTCCTCAAGTAATACCCGTTGGCGTTCGTGTTCGTGCGCGCTTATGCTGGTTACATCAACGAGCTGAAAGCCGATAAAATGCACCGCGCCCATTATTGTATAAATATTCCAAACGTTAAAACGCTCAGATAAATTTTTTTGCTTGGTTCGGGCGTAAACTCTCGAGGGTTCGGGTTGTTTGTGCTTAGCCCTTTTAACGGCTTCTATTAACGTTTCTTTGTCCTCGGGGTTGCTAACTATGTCAACGATGTTTTTCGGCTTAATGTGGCTCGCGTAATGCTTAAAAAGTTCGTTTGCGCTTACTATCGTACCGTCCGTTTCGGTAACAACGTAAAAAAGGTCTAAAGAATTTTCTAAAATGTAAACGGTAGACACATTGCAAAAATATGCAATAGTGTTAAATTATACTAAATGTTTATACGTTTCTTAAATCAGTAAAAAGCGAGCGCCACGCAGCACCGCACCCGATTAAATACTTTGCCGAAAGCCAAAGGGTAAAACTAAAAACAACTCCGTTTAAAAGTATATCGTAATTCATAGGCGTTTCAAAATCTTGGGCATTTCTTACGGGTTGACTTTTGAGCGTGTAGGCTGTTGGCTGTGGGTATAATGACAAATCGCATGGCTGAATGGTATCGAAGGCGGTAAGTTCACGCACTGGCTTTGGCTGTGCCATGACATACTCGAAGCTTTCGCGGTTAGCTTGCTGAAAGCTTGTGTCTGCATTTGCAACCTCCCAGCTCATGGTGTCTACATTCACCTTGTTATGGCGTGCAATCTTGACGGTATCTCTACGAATCTGCTGCATCGTCTTTGGCTTTTGGAATGTACCCAGCGGCGATTAGCGTTGCTACAATTGCCGCAAGGGTTTCGGTTGAAATCACTTTAAAGATTAGCAAGAATATTGAAACTAATATCATAAGGCTTCCGATTGTGCTACGCCAATGCTTGACAATTATGTCTATGATTCGCCTTGGTTTGGTAGCACGTTTTCGCATAGGTTAAAATACGCGAAAGCATTGCCAGCGTTGGGGCAATTGCGGCCTAAACTTTACAAAGTGAGAAATACAAATTCGCCTCTTCGCGCCTGCGATTGGTTAGCCCTGCAAGCACCTTGCCGCCTGCCTTGTTCCATCTTAGGAATTCATCAAGTATCGAAGGGTCTGCATGGTTCGCTTTGGCTTTCTTAAGCAGCGTGGATTTGATTAATGCACCCGTGCCGACATTGTAGGCGAACGATACCAACGCATCGAACTGGCATTGATTGATATTCGGTAGGTGCTTATTTACCGCCGCCTCAAAAGGCTCAAGTGTTGCAAGTAGCAATTGCGTTGCTTCCTTTTCGCTTGCGAGCTTTTCGCCAAGCAGAATTTTTTTGCCGTTCGGGTAGCGTGTCGAGCCGTAGCCAATTGTCGGCACGCCAGCAGGGCAAAGGTAGGAACTCAACCGCAAGCCCTCATACTTCTTGATTAGGTTAAGACCAAGTAGCGAGGTGCTGCGCATTTAGATGATAACGTATTGAACGGTAATGGTAAAGTAAGCCAAAACCACCGAACTATTGGTATTTAAAGTGATATAAATATCACCAGCATTCCCAATAGTACCGTCATCGCTGCGTACATCAAATGTAGAAACCTCATCATTTCCAGTGCATACGCCATACGCTTGTTTTAAACCAGTAAATGCAGAGGCAATTGGAATAGATAAATTGAAAGTAATATTTGTAGAGGCTACATCCATTGTTATTTCAATAGGAATTGTAAAGGTTACAACATTGCCTACTCGGCTATAAATACCCTCATAATTAGTTGCATCAACTGTGCCGCCTGTTTCATTCGCTACTGTTGCTGAATATGTACCACTATCAAGCTGAGGCATTCCCGAATAAATATCTTGCACCTCAATTTGGCTGCTTGTGTTGGTGCTTGTATCAACGATGTATAAAATATCATCGCTTGCTGCCGTGCCTAACGTGCTTAAATCGGTTACTTTAACGCCTGCCATAGTTGGTTGTTTTAGTTGCGCTAATTTACAAATTATTAAGATACGTTAAGGCATCTTCTGAATTATCAAATTGTTGGTTGTTGAATGTGGTGCTTGTGGTTGCAAAGCAATACACGCCTGTCTCACAACTAATGTGCAGGCTTTGGCTATCCACTATCTCCCAATTAGGAGCGATTAGTTGCGCATCGATTTCGCCATCTGCAACGGATGAAAAAAATTGTACCGATGTTTGTGTGATGTTTACGTTTATCATAGCTTTTCGATTAAGTAGAATGAGCCTGCGTTCGTATCAGTAGAGCCACTATTTTGAACCGCAAAAACTAAATACTGGTCAACAGTCCAATTTACAATAACTGATATAATTGAATTAAATAAACCGTAATCACTTGCGTTTGTAGTAAACGAAGTAGAAAAAATCTCTGTATTAACAGTGCTTGATTTTATAACTAAGTGTCGAAGCATTTGATTTGTTGTAAACGAAATTGCACCTGCGTTTGTAAATATGCCTAATAGAACTGGTGAGCCACTTAAATTAGCCGTAGTGTTCGCATATATCCTTAATGTTTGAGTTCCATTTCCGCCCACTTTTTTGGTTCTATAATTAACTCGAATAATATCACCAGCAGTAAATGTATTGGCAGTAATTAACTGCGTATAGGCTACATTGTTTGAATTATTTGTAAATGATGCACTATTTACAGTCGACTTATATATCAATGGCAAGGTCGGTAAGGTTGCGAGCGTGCCATCGCCTCGCACATATTCGGATGTCGTGCCTGTTGGAGTGTTAAACTTGCCGTTAAATGTAGTCCAATCGCCGCTGCTTAATGCGCCTCTATTACTTGCGCTGGCAGTTGGCAAGTTGAAAGTATGGGTATCGGTTGCCGATGTAATACCGAAATCCGTGCCACTTGTACCCGTTGCGAAGTTTTGCACTTGAGCAGTTAAGCCGTTTAATGCGTTTAGCCCTGTTGTGAATGTTGTGATTACTTGACAAAGATTGTTATCTTCAGTATGCAGCGTAATGTTACGCCCCGATGTAGTTACGAAAATGCGTACTGCGAGCCTATCAGTTGCAGCCAATACAGTCGAAGGTACTGCAAGCGCACTTACATACAAATCGACTACCGTGCCGCCTGTAATCGCTTCGGGATTTGTAGACCCTGTTGAAATTAGCGTAAAGGTTGCGCCATCGTACTTGTAAAGCTCGATGTAAAAGCTCGGATTGCCGCCGCCACTCGATGCGTTAAAATAGGTCTCGAAGTTCCAATTACCTGAAGGTATTGCCAAAAGATTTGGGTCGCCTGCATCCGTTATGAATTGAGCAATGTAGCCATTGCCTTGCGCGTTTGTTCTTGTGAAGTTCGTGCCAGCTCCGAGAATCGGAGTTCTGCTCATTTGGAAATAGGCATTTCCCCCAATCGTGCCTTGACTTATTGAGCCGTTGAGGTAATAGTTAACGGATGCGCCACCGCCACCGCCCAAAGGGAAATTTGCCAAAGAGCCATCGCCACGAACATATTGGCTGACAAGTCCGTTGGCAGTTATGTCAATGCTTGGCGTAGTGTTTGGGTTAGGTACTGCAACGCTGAAAGCAGGATTTGTCGGGTTAGGTACTGTTGCCGCAACCGCTGTAACCGTGCCATTTGTAAGCGTTGGGAATGGCTGAGGTGCGCCCGTCCCATCTAAGTAGTCCGAGCTTGTCCCCGTTGGCACATCGAATTTGCCATCGAAGGTGTTCCAATCTGCGCTGCTGAGGTAGCCATCGGTCGTGGTATCGGCTTGGCTTATGCTTATGTCGGGCGTAGCCCCACCGCTTGAGCTTATCGGCAAGGTTGCGGTTACGTCTTCAACGATAGTCGCAGGCAAAACGGGAATCGTAGGCTTATTTAATATTTGATTATTGCCGCTCGTTGCGTTCCAATCTGAGGGCTGTTGAACCGTTGGAAAGCCAGCCCCAAGATTAACCCAATAGCTCGTATTTGTTGGCAATATTGAATCGTTCGCAGCGATGCAGCGATAAACGTTGCCATTGTACCAAACGATGTTACCAATCGCGTAAGCGTTACCCGTTGCGCTTAGATGGTCAGTTGTAAAAGGCAAGGCTATCAACGCACCGCCGCCACCACCGCCACCAATTGCGATTAACGGGTCGGCGGGCGTACCGTTTCCAATTATTGTTATGCCGTCAACAGAAACCTCGGTTAAGCAAGGGTTACACGGCAAAAAGTCGGGCGGTAATGGTAGGTCGCCCGTGTCGCAAATATCATAACAAGTGTCTTCCGAGCCGCTTACAATTTCAACCTCAACATCGATTACAACCGTTGCAAATTCGAAATTAGGCGGTAATGTTTTGTCGCCTACCGTGTAGCCGTTCGGGATGACTTCGTAGCTAACTACGTCAATAATATCTTTAAACCCATAATCGCGACCGCTTACCAATTTAAAAACGCGAGACGCTACCCAGTCGCCTGCATCCTCGCTATCGCATGGTAAATTGTTTTTACGAACTACTGCATAAGCCGAAAGGTTAAATTTCGTCGAATACATTTGTTTGCACCCGCTAACCCTTAAATTTTCAACTTTTGAAATATTTACTTTGCCGCGCTTCGCCCAAAATAGCGTACCTACTTTAGCGTCGTAATCCGTAACGGGTAGTGCTTGCCCGTCGCCTATGTAGTAAATCCAACCTTTGTCGCCTGTAAGCTCACATAAACCGTAAATGCGGTCGAATATATTACTTACTTCAATTCGTTGGTTTAAACGGTCTATAATGGTTTTTAAAATCATGCTCCCAATTGTTTATTAATTGCTGCAATTATTAGTTCGGTATGTAAGCGCAAAAATTCTTCTTCCTCTTCCTCGGTCGGTATAAAGATTACTCCATAACCCCCAAAGGAAACATAAACGGGGTTAACTGCTTTTCCGAATTGTAAGCCTTGAGCCTTTAAATATTCGCGGTCATCTAACATTAAAGCGGCTGTTAACCCTTGCTCGAGTATTGGTTCGTTTGAAAAGTTACGCGCTAAAAAGCCAGTTAGTTCTAAAGGGTTTTTTCTTATCTTTTTTTTGGGTGTATACGCAGGCGAATAAGGCGTAGTGTAATCGCCGCCACGCCTTGCGGGTAGTGGTATCGTTTGCCCCGCCGTGTTTTGATTTTTGCCAGTTGAATCGAAAATTCGAACACGCATTAAACGCCTTAATTCTTGAACTGCTTCATATAGCGGGTCAAAGTCTGAAAGCCACCCATTGTAAAGCGCATTAAGCCTTTTATCGACTTCCTGTGGACTCATGGCAGCGCCGTAACGTATTTAATGTTTTTACGGCAATCGAAGCAATGGTTATCGTCGGGCAGTCGCATATTTTGAAGCATTGCCGTTAACTCATTGTTGTATTGGTCGGCTGCAATATCGCGAGCGGTTGTTATACCGCCTAAATCCTTTGCGCCCTTGTTAACGATTACGCTTGTATTTGCCCGTTGGTTAGGGCTAACCGTTAGCGCGTAGTTATATATTTCAACAGCCGTAGCGTAGGCTAAAGCTAAACTCATTTGATTACCTATTGAACACAACCAGCCGCGACGGTCGCAGCTTACCGAGTAATTCAAACTCATACCCGTTGTGTACTTATTGTTCGAGCTACTTAACACGCTTACACCGTCAGTAGTTAGGTTAATGCCTATCGCATCTACGAACGGGCAAATATGCGCTTCACGAACAGAACCGCCGCAATCATAACAACTGCCCTTTTTAGGTATAAATTTTACGGTGTTCATTGTTGATTCATAAACAAAAGCTAAATCCAACTTGCGGCGCTTTGCTGCGAACTCCTTACCGATATAATATTCGATTCCGCCCGCCGTGTACGTTATTGTATCGATTAACTGAAGCGTAGTCATATCGAAAACCAAAATAGGCACGTTGGTATTACTCGAGTCAATTGCGAGCGTTAAATCGCTTATAAATAAGTTTAGATAGCTTAACGTGTTTGGGCTTATCTTTACACGAATGCCGCCGTAATTACCAACTCCTAACGCGGTTTGAATGTTAGCGTAATCGGTAACAACTTGCCCGACGCGTTTTGATTCGATAATTGTATCGGCTTTCATCATTGGACTAAGCCGCGTTAAAACGTCGCTGCTTAATTTCTTCCAAGCGAAGGCGCGTTTATCTTCGAATAGTTCAACGCCGTTGTTATATTGGTCGGTTATTAGTTGCCCTAAAAAGGTATTGTTTATACCGAGTTCGTCGATATATAAGCCCGTCGTAGGTTCTGCGACGTTGCAATCGCGTAAGCCTAAAAGTGATTCGTAGCACATAAGTACAAAGATAAAAAAAAAGAGGGGTAATAAACCCCTCTCATTCAGTTACAAGATTATCAAAACCATTTTGCGTCAATAGGTCTTCATCGGCTTGGGATAATAAACCTACCGACGCTGCTACGGGTTTACAATCTCAATGCAGTTAACGTAGTTAATGCCTGCGTATTTGTCGCCTGCTTCGTAAATGTCATCAGGCAATGTTACTAATTTGCCTGTGTGAGTTAATACGATTGACAAATTACCGCAATCGTCCTTCATGGTTAAATCAACAGGTAAGCCCGCAGGAGTGAAAGCAATTGTTTTGCTGTAATTGCTTCCCGCTACTGGTGTAATACCCGCGTTCCATTCTGCCATGTTAAACGATAACCATTGCATCGCGCCCGCTGTCGTTGCTAAGTTCTTTAGCTGCGAACCTTGAGCGGCTGCCAAACGTGCATCGTAAGCAAATCCGAAACCGTTCTGCTGGCTGATAGCCAACAAGTCGATGCCGAACTGCGTGCAGCAACCAGCTTGCACGGCGTTAGCGTAACGCTGCATTTCAGCGCCACCAAATACAACGGGTGCAGCAGGGTAGTTAGCCATGCGCGTAGCTTGTAGGATGTCTGCCAAAGCAAACTCGTTCAATGCTTGCCCGCCTGTTTGACGTGTTGCAATGCGTAAGCAGTCGCCCGATACGGTGTAGTAACCGCTAACCTCAGTACCCCAAGCACCGATAGAAGCAACGGCTTGAGTTGCGGCGGCGCTTGCTACTTTTCTATCCATTACGTCCATTAAACGCATGATAGACTCGAGAACGTAACGGCTGTTTTCTTGACAATGACGGGCAATGTCAGCAGCGTTAATTAATTGTTCTGCGATGTACGTGTCAGTCGTTTCGAGGGTGTAGGTTGTGGTGCTATCGCCGTAGGTGTTGGTAGCCGTACAAGTAAGGATATTACCACCTTCTTCTACTTCTGTTTCAGGTAAACGCTGAATCCAACGCGCCTCAACGGTTTTTAGCTTACCGTTTCCAGTCGAAACCTCTTGGCGGATTAACTTTACGTTTTCAGGTGAGTTAAGGAATTCGAGAAAAGGCAACTGTTCGCGCTGCCCTACTTCGATAAAAAGCTCCGAAAGGCTCATTTGCACATTCGGGCATTCGGATAAAATGCGAGAAATTGACATTTTGTTTTTAGGTTTAAGAGTTTACGTTTGCACTTAACAGGCGGCAAACATTCACGCCTAAAAATAATTTGTCATTTGAGCGCCGTAAATTTACGAAATGTTTTTTTCATTTCAAAGCATAGCGAGGGGGTTCTCCCGTGCAAGGCAGTTAAACGATTTTAATCGTACTTAAAAGATTCATTGCCCGTGTACCTCTTTTTTTTATTTGAGGTTGTTAACCGCTCGTCCCTACTTTTCAGTCGCGCTAACTATTTCAACAAATCCCCTCGGTATACTTGAGCCTTTAGCCCCTTGCACTTGGTCGGTGTTGCCCCCCTCGAGTTTGCAGCGCACCTACGCATACCTTAGTTTATAAGTTCTTTAACGACTGCTTTTGATTGCGATTCCTCGCCTATGCTCACGGCTGAACTGGTCGGTTCATCAGCCTGTTAGGAACAAAAAAGCCCCTAAATAGCGGGGGGTCTATTTAAGGGCAGATATATCGAAACGTAATATCCAAGCTCTATACGATAGCCCCCAACTATCTGTTGCAAATATACTAATTTTTTGAAAACGCAAAACATTAAATAAAAAAAGCCTACTTGTTAGGTAGGCTCGGGTGGTTAGTTAAAGCTAATGCTTATATCGAATATTTATCTTGATGCCAAGAAAAGCAGTAATCGAAAACAATTGTTTCAACGCTTTCGTTTTCATATTGAAACATACTCATTGCAGTTTCAATCTCGTTTAACAAGTTAGCCGTTCCGTATGCAGGGCATACAAGCGTTAACACTTTGCACTTAAATTGTGCTACGTTGTTTTCGGTTATTAGGTTTGCTGTGTTCATAGTGTGAATGTTTAAATGTTTAACAGCACAAATATAGAAAGACTTTTTGAATGTGCAAACATTTTCATACAATTATTTAAACTTTTTTTGTAAGTGCTTAATTTACAGCATAAAAAAAGGACTGGAAGCGAAGCCAGCCCTTTCTAATTACCCTAATAGTAATCACGTTATGAACGTTACAAAGATATTACGGTAATTCGATTTTACCAAAAAAAGGTTTATCGCTTACCGAGCGGTTACCATCGCAGCTCCATAGTTGGCGCGCCCACCAATTAGCAGAAAAACGCGGCGAAGGGATGCCGTTACTACGGGCGCAATAATTATTGCCCGCATCAGTGCCTACCTTTATTCTATAACCCGAAGCGCCAAAATGCACCTCGTTTCCTTCATCGTCTACTGCTTTGTATTTCTTACCCTCGCGGTCTGATGCCGTTACGTTATAACCTTCGTATATTGGCATGGCTACTTAACAAAGAAACGAGGGTTAACGCCTTTAATTCTTTTTTCTGATTGTAACTCAAGCGGCGGTAAGATAGCCGCGCCTTGCCTGTTTAATGGCTTGCCCGCGTGAGGGTTCTTTTGAATGATACCAGCCGCAGTTGCTTCGGCTATAAGCACATCGTTAACACCTAAAAACGCGCCCGCCTTATCTTTGGATTTTAAGCGTTCGCCCGTCTTACGGTCTTTCACAAATGCGCTCCCGTCATCTTCTAAATCGATTATAAACTTTTCGTTAATTGCCGATTTAAAGCCTTTAATTGTATACTCGTTAACGGTAGGGTCTAACTTTAAAGCACCGAGTTCGCGCTCAAATACGCTGCTTACCTTAATCGCTTTTTGTTCTTCAGCGGCTTGCGTTTTATAACTTTCGAACTGGGTTAATGCTTCCTGACGCGCTTGCTCTACTTCGCTGTATTTACGCTCAAGTGTTTTGTGTTTCTTTTCCCATTCAGCTACTAACTCAGCCGCTCCGTTACCAGTTGCTTTTTTCTCCCATTCATCGCGCTGCTTTTCGTATTCGGTTTTAGCGCGTTCGGCTGCGTTGCGAATTACGTCTAAGCTCTTTTGCTCTTTAAAATCTTCGTCGGTTAACGTAACGCCAAAAGGTTCAAACGCACGCTTTACAACATTCGCTATCGAGCCGTTAAGTTTACCGAGCGTTGCGGCGTGTTCTTTTTGGTCTATCCAATTCGTTTGAAATTTCTCCTTCGCCGTTTCGAGGCTTTCGGCTTCGTCGAGGTTTAGGAATTTGATTAGCTCCATCGCCTCCTCGGGTTTCATTGCCATAAATTATAGGGGTTTCTATTTGTTTTAATTTCAACTCACGCGCTCCGCGTGTCATTAGGTTACTTGCCACAACATCGGATGCGTGTATAATCTTGCCGTCTATAAGTAACAAGTATTTCATTTAGCACAAAGATAGTTAATTTGAATTTGCAAAACAATTAATCAATATAACCCTCAGACCTTGCGCGAGCCTTAACCGTTTCGGGAACTTTAGAAGCTGGCACGGGTACTAAATCGTGTCGGCAATTCCAACCGCCAACAAACGTAAAAATAGTTCGGCTATCTGTTCCGTCGATTTGCCCCGCCCAAGTTCCGTTCCTAATATCATTTATGCCAGCGCTGTTTTGACCGTTACCCCATGCTTCGATTTCTTTGCGGTGGAATATTTGCCCTTGCCTATGTTCGCAGAACGGGCGCGTAGTTGGTATTTCGCCGCCTAAGTATTGAAACCATTGTATGCCGACTTCCTCATTAACCGCTGCGCTGAAACTACGGTCGGCAATTGCTTGAGCCGTTGAGGCGGTTGTTTTAATATGACCCAATAAATTACCGTCGAGGTTATTGTTTCCTATTATGGTTGCGCTTAATGCTTTTACCGCTTGATTAAGCGGCGCTCGTGCGGCTACGTTAGCTGTTAGCTGCTCTAAAAACGGCTGCGTTACGCGCTCCCTTAATCCAGTACCAAAAAAAGAATTTATTGCGTTCTGTTGGCTTATTTGAACTAAACGCCGTTGCGCTTCAGTAGGCTCAAAACCCGCCTCGAACTTTTGCGCTATTTCAGTCGATAGGTTTACGCCCTCTTGAATCTGAGTTAGGAACTTTGAAACCGCATCTTTGTATTCACCACCCGCTAAAACCTTATTTAGTTCGTCGGCTATTAAACCTATGCGGTTTATATTGGCATCCGTTTGAGTTATGTTACCATCGCTATCAACGTCCATATCGCGAAGCAACGGCTCAACGGTTCGCCACGCGTCGAGCTGCGCACGTTCCGCGCTCGTTGCCATATCCTTCGGTATCTGTTCAAATAACCGAATCTTTTTTTTAATCAGTTCGTCAAGCGATGCCATTCAATAAATCGCGCTGGGCGGTTTGTATTGGGTCTAATTGCTCTCGCACCTTTGAGGCTGCAATGTTACGAAGCGCAATAACTTGGTCCTGTTGCGGTAAATCGGTAAATCTCGCTGCGCCCTCTGTTGGGATATAGTTACGGATTAACTCCATTACTAACTGAGGTGCGCTAAAGTGTAACACATCCTGCCATTTTTCTACCGTACCATTCGCAACACGCGCCGCAATATCGGCGCTACTCATTAACAAAAGTTCGTCGGCGTTTATAATCAAATCGTAAACGGCGCTCGTTTCTTCGTCTGTGTAGTGGATTGCCTTAATGTAATTGTAAACGTTTGAGAAAGTAACCGAAGGCGGTACACCCGCTGCGATACCTTCGCCTATTACCGCCAAATAATCGCTCGGTGTACTTACATCGAAGGTCGTAGGATAAACCAACGTAACGCCCCCGAATAAGTCGCCGTAACGCATCTTACCAGTCGTTACAAGTATAAACTCATACAAGCTAAATAACTGGTCTGAAATAGGCTTTAAAAACGCATATAAGCTACGCATCTTATTTAAGCTACCCGTAGCGGTTACACCTTCGCCAACGCCTACCGAACTATCGCTCGTTGGTAGGTGTAAAATTGCGCGGGCTTTTTTCATTTGGTTATCTATTTCAACGCGCAAAAAATTTAGCGTATCCATTGGCGGCGAAACGAACTTTAAATACTCGCCACTTATACCGCTATCGCCTTCGCTTACGGATGTTTTAGGCTTAATTAAAAGCATACCCGTAGGGCTAAAACGCGATTTCAAACCGCCACCGCTACACGAAGGGCAAGTACGATAACCGCCGTTAATAGGGTCGAATAATTGCCCGTCTACGCACTTATTACCTTCGCGGTCGATGAAGTCGCAAACCTCACCTAACGCAACCATAAACGGGAATGCGCTCGTTGCTTTGCTTATTTGTAAATAGCTTTCATCTAATACCACTTGGTCTAAGAAAGGAACGGCGGTAATAAAAGGTGATTGAAACGCTATTTCGTCGTTAATAAGCTGTGGCGTTCCCATTAGCTTATGGCATGGCACGTACCCTAAATTGTGCTGAAAGTAAAGCACGGGTTCGCTAAATTCCATATCGGCTTTCTTACCCGTTTGGTAAATCTTCCAAATGTTAGTATCGTCGTAAAGCTCTAAAACGATACCGCTTTTTTCCATCTTAGAACCGCTTTTAACGTTGCTGTAATCGTCGGTAATAACAAGATAGTATTCGCCGAAACTTTGCCCTACAATCGACTTACACGAATAATAATGCGGCATCGGCTTTAGTAGCTCGTTGCTTATTACTTCGGTGTCGTCGCTTTCATCCGTTACCGTTTCTACGTCTTCGGGTTCAACTGCGATAATGCCGTTAGGGTCTACCAGCTTTAAAGTCGGTAGCATCGTTTTAACGAACGCCTCAACGCTGCCAAATTTCTTTATTTCCTCGTTAACGAACCGCTGAAAACTATCTTCGCCAAAACGTTCGTCTAACTCAGGATAGTATTTAATACTCCAGTTTTGGTCGGCGAACGCACGGCTTACCGTTGCTTTAAAATCCTCAAATACGCTTAAGGTAGTGGGCTTATAATTAGCCTTAATGTATTGCGCTTGTTGGTCGGTTTGATTCGGAGCGCGAACACTAAGCAAATGTTCGGGGTAAATATCGGGGCGTGTATGCGGCAAAATACTATCGTACATCTTAGCCGCATAGTTATAACCGTCCCAATATTCGGGGTACTGGCTTACGCCTTGCCGCTGTTTTGTTATTGGGTTTAACGGCGAACTGCGACTCGCTTCGCTCCATCCTTTAAACTTAGCTGCAAAACGATTTACTACCTTGTCGATTTCCTCGGGTGTCAATGCCATTACGCGATTGCTTT